GCTTATGTAAAAATTGATAATAATTATAATTTAGTTAGCCCAAATTATACTGATCCTGTAACCGTAGGCACCGCTTCAGCGGGAGTTAATTTATACTCAAAAGCAGAAAGCACTCCTCGGACTGCGAAATTCTTGGCAACAGGAAACTCAACCTCATTTACTGTTACCGAAGAAACCGCATCAACAACTGAATTTATGTCAGGACGAGTAAGTTTAACCACTGATTTTTATCAAGGCACAAAAGTCAGAGGACTCGAATTAGACAATGGAAACATAGTCGTTATTGGTGGTGGAGATCCTGTCAATTCGCTTTGGCCTTTACAGCTAACAATATTAGACTCTAATTATTCACAACTTTCTAAGACAAATATAAGCTCAAATGGAAATAGTAACCATTATTTATTAAGTTGGGATATTACAAAGTTAGCCAATGGAAATGTTGTTGTTTGTTATATTGAGCTTGAAAATGGAAATAGAAATACATACGCAAATGTATACTCTTCAACAATGTCTTTTATTAAAAAGATATCATTGCTAGGCGCTAATGACCCAATAGGATCATTCACTATAACTAGCTCAGAAGCAATAATGTCGTGTAATGGCATTCCATATCTTCCAAACTCTTTTATTTTGTTTTTTAGAGACAGCTCTAATTATTGCCGATGGATGAGTGTCGATACTTCTAATTCAACATTGCTTTTTGAAGATTTTACTGAAGGGAGTAATATCTTTACTTTGCGAAGCGTAAAATCGGTTTTTGATTCTCAAGGCAATATTTGGGTGGCGTATCACGGTTCTGGTAACGCTTGGAGATGTTTACGAGGATCAAAACTTTCAAACGATGGCAATTTTACTTTTTATCTTATTGATCAGCTTGGTAGCACTAGTTACGATAGAATCAATCAAGATATGCTAACTACTGCTTCTGGCGCGGTTCATCTTCCATACAATCAAAATGACCAAACATATTTGCGAACTTGGAGGTCAAGTAATAAAGCTACTTATGAGACCGAAGCACTTAACGACAACAGGCCAGATAATAACGGTATGTTGGTAGGTCAAGACGGTAAAGGAAATATAACTTTTTTCTATAACACAACTCAGTCTCCAAACGGCATTCAAGGATGGCTTCGAGATGATGAAAATGTAGTTCAATTGTACAGCTCTGCGTCTGTTCCCAACTTGTCAGGAGGAGGAACTAGCAGCAAATATTCTGTAGGTCATATGTTTGCGGGTCGAGATACTAAGACTCACGTTATCTGGAAAAGCACTGTAGATACTAATTTTCATTCAATCGCGCCAGTCTATATGCGTAATTCAAGTTTTGGATTAACAACCACTGCGAATGTTACTTCAAGTCAAGGAATTGTCTTAAATCCGGTAACATCTGCATTGTTAGGTGTTTCTGCAACTGAATGCGAGGCGGGTGGTACAGGTGCTGTTCAAGTTAAAGGAGCTGCTATTTTAAGCACTGCTTATTCGGCAAGCACTCCTCAAGAAAATTTTGATTTTAGAGAGCCTACAACAAAGGGCGTTTCTGGATTAATTAATGGCAGAAACGTGACACTCGGAGATTAAAAAATGAGTTTTCCAATTCAAAATGCAAATCAATCAAATCCAGTTACCGGAGTATTTGGAAACGGTCAGATTCAACTGTTTCCACAAACTGGAATATTTACGGTACCTCTTAATGTCCTTAGAGTTAGGGTAAGGCTCTGGGGAGGAGGAGGAGCCGCTCAAGGAGGAGGTGGCGGCTTTGCAATGAAAGTGTGCAATGTTACTCCTGCTCAAGTTATTGGTGTGACTGTTGGCGATTCATCACAAGCGTCTTCTTTTGGTTCTTTTGTGTCAGCTACAGCAGGAGTAACCAGTGCAGCAGGAGGAATCGGAGTAGGTGGAGATGTGAATTATCAAGGAGGAACTGGAGGCACAGCGGGAGGAGGAGCTGCTAACATCTTTGGTAACGGAGGAAATAGAAATTCTAGCGGTGCATCCGGTGGAGGACAATCAGCTAATGGAACTCAATCTGGCGGTTCAGGTTTTGGTAGCACAGGAGGATTTCAGAACGGAACTACAAACGATGCTAAATATCCTCCTACTACGCTTCCTATAACTAGCATTGACTTTATTGGCACTGGAGGAGGAGGAGGATACTCTCAACACGGTGTAAATGGAGGAGGTGACGGAGCAAACGCTCCAACTGGCGTTGCATCATTTCCTGCTGCTGGAGGAACAAGCTCTGGCGGCAGAGGTCTGGTAATAGTGGAGTATTAACATGAAAGCAATTTTTAATGAAAACACGGTAGCTCAAATTCTTACTCCTGTAGACGGTTTTGATTTAAAAGACTGCTTTCATAAGGATCTATTGAAATCTGCTATAGAAGTTCCTGATTATGTTTCTTCTGGCTGTACTCTACAGGATGATGGAACTTGGTTTGATGCTGAAGGCGTTTTGATTGAAGCGTCTGTGGTTGAAGAGCCTGCCGTTGAAGAGCCAGTAGTGGAAGAACCTGCTGAGGAACCTGCTGAGGAGCCTGCTGAAGAACCTGCTGAGGAGCCTGCCGAGTAATGACGCACCTGTTCCTGCTGATTGGTACGGCTGCAAGTATAACTGTGCCGCTGATGGCACTTGGTCTTTAGTTGAAGGTTGAGTAGACCCGCGCATAGAAGAAGATGCTGCTTAGGGCAAGAGTATGAATAGTGATTCATGTGTTTGTTTTAATTATGACTATAGGCGGTTTAGAGGTAGCTAACGATAACTGCTCAGAGTCTATGTGCTTTCGGAGCGTTGACACTTGTAACGGTTTTGCTGCGAAGCTAAGACGCAGAGGAAGTCCAAGCACTTTAGTAATAACGACATATTGTAAGCCGATTTTAGTAGACCCAAAGCAAGATGGGATAAGGATTTACTAATATGGCGGCAGAGATTATCGCAGCAGTACAGATATGCGCCTCTGCTTACCGCTTCATGAAGACAGCGGTTAATGAAGGCAAAGAGCTTGGAGATATGACCAGAGCGTTAAGTAAGTTCTGGGATGCGCGGGAAACGGTTAGTGTGCTTGAACAAAAAGCTACTAACCCGAGCAAGATAGAGCGATTGTTCGGCGGTAAATCTGTTGAGAGCCAAGCTCTTGAGATAACGCTACAAAAAAGAAAGGCTCAACAACTCGAAAGAGACCTCAAAGACCTTTTCTACTGGTCGGGCCATGCAAACCTTTGGCACGATATGCTCAAGGAAAGAACAAAGATACGGAATATGAGAATCGCTGAAGCTAAAGCTAAAGCAGAGACTAGAGCTGCAATGATTGATATTGTGGCGATTGTAGGAACTTTTTCAGCTCTTTTTGTTTCAGCGATGTTTATTATTAATCTGGTAATAAAATGATTGAATTTCAAACAGGGTTTAACATCTTTCTGGCAATCGTAAGTTTTGGCGGCGGCTGGCTAGTCAATCGGGTTTTCGTACTGTTAGACCGCATAGATGCCGATATGAAACAGATACCGGAAAAATACGTGGCTAAAGACGATTACCGTGAAGACATCCGCGAAATCAAAGAAATGCTTGGCGCGATATTTAAGCGTTTAGAAGGCAAGGCTGACAAATGAAACTTGATCCTGTCCTTCTAAAGATTGCGTGTTCTTGGTCTATTAAGGCTTACAACGATACTAATCGTGATGCTATAAAGATTGAAAACAGGATTACAGGAGCCACGGCTTTTGTAATCAAGCGCAAGACCATTGATATCATTGCGTTCCGTGGTACAGAGAAAAAGCTAAACGATATTCTCACAGACCTGACTGCCATCCCAGTTCCGTATGCTGGCAGGATGTGCCACGCAGGTTTCGCTCTACAACACGCTTCTATCTGGAAAGAGATCAAGAAGCACATTGACCCAAAGAAGCGCACATTATTTACGGGACATTCACTCGCGGGAGCTCTCTCCGAAATATCAGCCGCCATTTTGATGCAGGAAAATAAGAAAAGAAGTAAGAAAGGAAATAAAGACATTTATAAGAATATAAACCTCGTCACGTTTGGAAAGCCTAACGTCTTTTTCAAAGGCTTTAAGCGACCTATGAAGTTAGATACGCAAATTTCTTGTGTCAATGGGAGCGATGCTGTGGCTAGAATTCCTCGTCTCTGCTACGGCCCTAGCATATCTCAAGATATGCTGTACTTCTCTAATGGAGGAGTAGACTACATAAATCCGTCCAAATACCTTCGCAAGAAGGATAGAGGTATAAAAGACCGCATCTCAGACCACTTTATGGAAGGTTACAAAGAACGACTAACCCAATTCTTAGAGGACCAGAAAAATGGTAAAACTGGCGTTAATATTTAGTGTAGCCCTGCTCATGGTTTCCTGCACTACAGTCGAGCAAGTCAAAGCAAACAAAGAAGTTTATTGCTCCGGTCTATATAAAGGCATGAGAGCCGTAGGACGAGGCGCACTGTCTGCCACTACGGGCGTAGTCGTACCGGATGTTTGTGACACCATTGACGAGATCGTAGCCGAAGATGCTTAAACTCGGCAGCTTACTAAAATCTCTTGCTCCTACCGTGGCAGAGGCCGCAGGAGGCCCGTTAGCAGGCATGGCGGTAAAGATGGTCGCATCCAAAATCGGAAGTCCTAACGCATCTGTAGAAGAGATTGAGAAGATACTGGAAATTCAGCCAGAGAAAGCCGTTTTAGTTAAACAAGCTGATGCTGATTTTCAGAATCGCTTGAAAGAGATGGAGATAAATCTGGAGTCTTTCAAGACCGAAGTTGAAGACAGGAAGGACGCAAGAAAGACTTTTGGCGATGATCCTGTTCCAAAGATATTTGCTATGGTTGCGCTAATCGGTTTTCTTGGATACGTCTTCATGGTCACAATACAGCCTCCTGACGCGAATGATGATGGCGTGGTCAACTTAATTCTTGGTTATTTGGGCGGTTTAGTATCAGGCATATCTGCGTTCTTTTTCGGAGGCAGTAATGGAAAAAAATAAAATGGACAAGCTAATTGAAATGCTCAAGCGCCACGAAGGTGTCGAGACTCATGCGTATGACGATACTGGCGCACCAGTAGATTGTCTGGGCAAGATCACGCTAGGCGTAGGCAGAAACATTGATCCTCGCGGTGGTATCGGTCTGTCGATGGATGAGATTGAGTACCTGCTGTCTAATGACATCCTGCGTTGCATTAAAGAACTAAGCAAAGAATACCGCTGGTTTGGTGAACTTGATGATATTCGGAGAGAAGCGGTAATAGATGCGTTCTTTTGTCTGGGCGCAACACGCTTCCGCACTTTCTCAAAGATGATTAAAGCGTTTGAAGACGCAAATCACAAAGAGGCTTCAATGCAGCTATTGGATAGCCGTTTTGCAAAACAAACAGGTAGACGCGCAATAGAGCTATCAGCGATGATTGAGACCGGAAAATATGTATGAATACAAATGCAAGATCGTAAAAGTCGTTGATGGAGATACTGTCGATGTTGACGTTGATTTGGGTTGGTCTATTAGTGTTCGTAAGCAGCGCATACGTTTGTACGGTGTTGACGCTCCCGAATCTCGCACTAGAGATTTGGAAGAAAAAAAATACGGCAAAGCCTCAAAGAAATTTGTCAAAGACTTCCTTAACAGCGACAACATACTTCTCAAGACGCGAGAAAAAGGTAAGTACGGTAGGTATCTAGGAGACTTTTGCGTAAATGATAAATGGCTCTGCAATGAAATGATTGCGGCTTATCATGCCGTTCCTTACTATGGTCAAAACAAATCAGAGATACAAAAAGCTCACAAAGAAAACTACTTGAAGCTAAAGGAAAAAGGTTTTATTTAATGGAGCAATCCTCCATATTGATTCCTAGCCTGATGCTGAAAAAACTTATCGCTTAGCTCATCATTTCCAAAAATAAACTCATCCATATTTGCCAAATTGAAGGCCATAGTAGCAATATAGTTAAAGTCATCTTCGGACATTCGTTCTTCCACTAGCTCTAGCCAATCTTCTAAATCTTCGTTGCTTTTAATTTCAAAGTCTAATCGCTTCATTTCAGCGCCTCCAGAAGTAATGGCAATTTATAGAAGCTGGTTAGATGTTTAAATTTCATGACTCTAGCATCTTCTTTAATTCCTTGCCTAAAAACAGCCTCACCTTTTTTGTAGTCTTTTGCAACCTCTGTTTTCCAAAACCAAAATTTAGCACAGCATCCCATAATATATACGGCATTTTCAGGATAATTTATAGCGGCAAAAATATAAACCTCGCATTGCTGATTTCGCAGATAGTCGGTCAGCATTACATGATGGTCTTGTTTTATCTTACCAAAAATAAAATTAGTCGTTTTAACATCTACTTTAATGCCTTCAACTAAGAAATCATACTCATAAGTATTGTCTACGCTGTGTTCAATACCAAGACTTGCAAGCGCCTGAGAAACAGCCAGTTCTCCGATAATCCCAGTTACAGATGAGTTATTATTAACTGACCTAGAATTCAAGGTATTAGGACTATCTTCAGCAATCTCACGCCACAGCGGATCTATCTCAAGAATTACTTGTTTCAAAGGTAGGCCACGGCACATGAATTCCCATCTTGTCACCAAAGTGACGGTTTAATGTCTCGTACACTTTAACGTAGTCTAGTTTCTCGGCACTAGCGGTAGAGTCTTTGCCTGTCATAGCTTCCTGCACAGGTTTCCAAAGATGTTCTTTAACGCCTCCCATAGTCCAATCAATAGATGCTTTATGCTCTAAAACCTTTTCCATTCCCAATCCTGCGGCATTGAGTTCATCAGCCATGAGCTGACACCAAACGTGTAAAGCTGAGTTCTGTTTTAAGCTGCGTTGTTTGCCAGTGGCCCATTTGATTACGAGGTACTTTTCCTTGGCATACAGCTCGTCTATGTGCTCTTTGAACATTTTCATTGCGTGGTCTGAATTAACTATCCAATGCTCGCCTGTCATTTTAATCGCTCCTCATGAATTTTTATTTGAGCCTTATACTCAGAAATCATATCGTCATAATCGGCTTTATAAAGTTTGTGAACAGCATTTTTAGTAGCAAGCATATGCTCTACCCAATCCTTGCCGTAAAGATCTATCATGTAGATAGTATAGTTTTGAGCGGCAGCTCCGTGTTTCATGCCAAAGCCATTACAGCCTTTGCATTGCAAATGCACATTGCATTCCTCTAGCGCCCAGCGAGTGCTAGATCCTTTCGGTATGAAGTGACCGCCATCAGCGTCTTTGTAATGCACAGATTTTCCGCAAGTTGCACAGTTAGCCATCCCGCTGTCATCAGCAGCTTTCATCCTGACAAGCTGCTGAAGCAGTCTTAATGCTTTAGCTCTTGGAGTTTCTTTAGCCACGGACTTTTAAAACCAGATAACGCTCAGCAGCTGAATCTGAAAACTGCTTAGCCTTGTATTTAGTTTTGTTATTGCGGCAATAACTGTTTATCGAATAATACGCAGTACGCATATCGTCATAATCATCAAAAGACAGGGCTTCTGTCTCAGAAATTTCAAGCCAACGCGCAACGAATTTGCTGCGCGATGGTGTCTTTTTGATACCTGCTTCTTTCAAATCTATAACTTTCATCAGAACGGTATGTCCTCAAAGGTAGCTGATTCTGCTGGAGCCGCTGGTGAGCTTTCAAGCGGAGCTGCCCATTTCAGCGATATGTATGGCTGGCCTCCGTCCTTAGACTCGTTCCTCCAGCCTTTAAGACTGATCTTGCCATTCTTATTAAGATTAACAGCGCCTTGCTCGTAAGCAGCGAGTAGAGCCTTCAGCGACTCAGGATCAATAGAAGCATAATAGCTGTCATCGTACTGTGACTTATTAACGCTTGTAAGCGTGGTAAATTGATTGCTCATTTAAATTCTCCGTTTCGGTTTTAACATATTTGGCTGCGTCAATTAGAATCGGCACAGCCTTATCAATAAACTCATCATCGCGTTTTACCTCAACAATCAGCGGTTTAAGGTCTGGGTGGTAGCTGAAGAAGAAGTAGCGATCTACTTCAAGCAGCCACATACTCAGTTGAACTTGTTGAACATACTCCACAGGCAGCTTCTTATTACGCATATAACGAACATGAGTAGAGGCTCGTGGTGACTTAATCTCTACGCCAGTGTCAGACTCAAGCGTAAACAGGCCATCTGGCGAGCATCCTATGTCATAATCGTCATGAAGGTGGAAGCCTACCTCTTTGACATCTACCTCCATAATGGCGGCAAATAGGTCTCGTGCTGCGCCTTCACGCTCGTTACCGCGCTCCATGTCGGCATTCTTAAAAGTATCCACAGGCTCTCCTGTGAGCCTCTCAGCAATGACTTGGTTAAGGTAAGTATCACGAGTAGAAGATGCAGTCTTTTCACCACGGCTAGTTACCAGTGACTTAAAGCTAGATGCAGTTATGCAACCAGCTCTCAGTGCCAACCATTCGTCAGTACCTTGCTCAACGTAGTGAACTCTCATAATGCTGCCTCCAACTGATCAATGCGGCCTTGAATGATATTAGCTTGATCATTTGTTATAACCCAAGTCTTAGCTCCAGCCTTAGATAAAGCAGCCTCCTCTGGAACATTAAGATCAGAGAGCTTTGCGCGTATCTTAGCAACCGTCTCATCAGTAGCTAACTTTGGCTTTGCAGCAGGCTTTTTTCGGTTGCCATGAGTAGCGAAGTCACCGCCATCATCCAATTTCGGATCTGAAATTAGAAAAAGGCTTGCGAGAAGATAGCGCTTTGCGTAAGTGTAGCAGCCGCCAGTTGCTTGGGCGCTGCGTTCTTTCTTGTCAACAAAGCATTCTTGGCAGTAATGCTGACCGCTATTCTCGTGCTTCAGCCAGATGCGAACTCCTGCTTGATGCTCTTGATTAAGGTCTTCAAAGTAAAAAAAGATGCCTTGCCCTGATAAAACTCTATGTACAGCAGGCAACAAGTCTTCTAGCTTGTGGTACTTATGACCATTAGCAAAGCTGTTGACTCCTGACTTCTTTGGTGAGGTGAAATTAGATTGGGCCGCTGAAAACGCTGCCCAGAAGTGTGCTTGTGACATGAGTAGACTCCCATCTTCTCGTTAAAGGAGATGCTACCTTACACTATGTTGAAATCATGTGCAAGCTGGTTTTAAAAAAGTTTGAAAAGTAAGAATGCCAGCGCACCGCCGAGTCGGCTTGTGATGGGAGGTACAAGATGTAGTAGGGAAACTACATTACACCGGCATATGTTGTGTATTGTACATTACTATTGTTTAGTAGTATATTGGCAATCCGGTGTGATAAATCCTGACCGAAAAAACTCAGCGATATGGCCTATGGGTAGCCTTTAAACGCCCAGATAGCGCAGTGTTCCGAGAGTGATGGGATCGCGCCCAACCAGCAGAGGACGGGCGGCAAACCAGTTAGCGGACACAGAGGAGGCTTGACGCAGCCATCAAGGATTGATGAAGCGTTCTGGCAATAGATACACTGCGGATCATGCTGAAATCTAGGACTAGGTGTCCCAAACCATCTAAAATGATTTTTTCTTCAAATAAGTGTGAAATAAGTGGACACAAGGTGTTATTAGTGTACAATGCTTTACATGAAGTGGCACAACGCTGCTCATCAATAGGAGAAGACCATGATAACAGTACGAGCAACATGGGAAGCAAAAATTCAACGTCGCTATAACGAGCGAAAATTTCTAAGGCTTGAAAAGAAAGCAAAGAGAGCAAACCTGAAAATGGTGAAGGCTTTAGGCGGGTACAGAATTGTAGATATGATTAACCAACAGAGATAACGAATTTAAAACCAAAGCCGAAGTAATCAAAGCAATCGACTAAACCAACCGCGCCTCTTCGGAGGCGCATCACTCTTGACGGAGAAAAATTATGGAATGTTTAAGTACAGTAATTAATGAAAATCTGGAAGAGATGGTAAATGCAGAGGATCGTTGCGTTGAGCTTACATCTGCTCACAAGGATCTCTTAACGGTAGCTTACATAGAAGACAATGGCTCGCTCGATGAGCTGATAGCAGAAGATATGACCTGCGCTGAATATGAGCAGTTTCAGGCAGATATGGCAAAAGCCTTTGCTGGCCTGATGGGACACGACAGCTTCTTCCTGAAGTACGATAATGCTTATCAAAAAGCAAAAGATCTTATCCTAGACGGCATTGAGGAAAGAATCTGGAATCGCTATTGCGACATCTTTAACCCGCCTGCGCTTGACTACTACGAAGAATATGGCCTTTCAAGGAGTTCTTTCTAATGACAAATCGAAAAGCTGGATTTCTAATGTTTTTGATTTTTGGGGCGTTTCTTATTGTGAGCAAAGCTGACAAGCAGGATCTAGTTGCTGCGGAGTTCCGCTACTGCTCAGACGTTGTGATCTGGAACACTCACCAGATGACGGACGGATCAAGCGACTACGGTCATCCCGACTACAAAGGCATCTACGATGATGTCTGTAAGGAGCTAGAGCCACATGATCAGCCTTAGACCTCATCAGGTAATCGCAGTTGACGCGCTTAGAGACAGCCTCAGAGCTGGCAACAAGCGCGTTATTCTTAGTGCGCCTTGTAGCATGGGAAAGACGCATATAGCTGCTTACATAGCTGTAAATGCGGCAGCTAAAGGCAAGAAGGTAGCCTTCTTCTGCGATAGATTGAAGTTGTTGAGCCAAACTACAGCCACGTTCGATTCTCTTGGAGCAAGCTACTCTGTCCTGCAAGCTGGCGATCCACGTTACAACCCAGACGAGAACATACAGATAGTCAGTACAGCCACGGCTATCAGGCGCAACCACTTCGTCTATGACATTGCTATAATTGACGAAGCTCACCAGATGTACAAAGGTCTGTTAGATCAAATGAGAAGACTAAACAACCTTGTGTACATAGGATTAACAGCGACACCTTACAGCCGAGGCATGGCAGCAGAAGGCTTATGGGAAGACCTCATAGTGACTACCACTCCGCAAGACCTGATAGATGAAGGCTGGCTCTGTCCTACAGATTACTACCACGGCAGGACGGCAGAGACCTCTGACCTCAAGCTTAAGAAGTCTCATACAGGAAACTCAGACTATGACGCTGAGGCTCTAGGAGACCGCATGGCAGAGGATGACACGCTGGCAGGTGACATAGTGGCTAACTACGTCAAGCACTCTGAGAACCTCACCAAGCGAGCTGTGTGCTTTGCGCCTTCGATAGCTTACAGCAAGAGTCTCGTTGAACGGTTTAACGCAGAGCTGGGCCAAGAGATAGCTGTACACATAGACGGATACGATGATGAGGCAACCAGACAGCTCAAGTACCAAGATTTTGAAGATGGCGTGTACAAGGTGATGATTAACAGCCGACTCTTGAATACTGGTTGGGATGACAGCGGTGTTGAAATTTGCATTGACTGCTACAAGACTCGCAGCCTTACGACTTGGATTCAGCGCATAGGCCGCATATGGCGCATTCATCCTGATAAGGAGCGAGGTATTGTGCTTGACCATGCAGGCAATCTGTCTCACTTTGGCGCTTATCCTGAGTCTTTTGTGCCTTCTGAGTTGCATTCAGGCGAAAGAAACTTTGATGAGCGCAAGCAGGTCAAGAAGGAGGAGAAAGAGCCAGTGGTTCACAACTGCAAGCAGTGTTCAGGAGCCTTTACAGGATTGCGTTGTAAATGCGGATGGGAGTTACCTATAGGTACGCCGACACTCAAGGATGACGGCACACAGCTCGTCAAGGCTGAGAACTTGTCACCTGCTGAGGCAAGGCGCAAGACGCTTACAAAGGAGCAGAAGCAAGAGTGGTATTCATCTCTTCTACATTACGGGTATCAGCACAACTACAAGAAAGGCTGGGCTTACCATAAGTACATAGATGCTTTCTCCTGCGCTCCGAATGGCCTGAAGCAAGTAGTCCGAGAGCCTATCCCAGAGGCACTGAGCTGGATTAAGAGCCGACAAATAGCGTGGAGTAAGCGGACATGGTAAACGAATGGTATCAGCCAGTATTAGATAGGCTCGACAAGGTAAGACAGCTAGGCACTAACAAGTGGACTGCCTGCTGTCCTGTACATGATGACAGCAATCCAAGCATGAGTGTCAATTTGCATGACACGCCAGAAGGTCAAAAGCTCGGTATGTATTGTTTTTCTTGCGGTGCAAAAGGTGATAATGTGGTAGAATCGGTAGGACTCAAAATAGGAGACCTGTTTGAGCGTGATAAAGACTTTGAGCCAGATCATCACTATCTACTTAGAAAAACTGTAGAGAATGATGATTTCTATATTTTGATATATGAGACAGATAAGTCTAAAGGCAAGAAGATTCGCTATAAAGATCACAAGGAATACGTGGCAGCAATGGCTCGCAGAGAGCTAAGGACTGCGGCAGGTATTCCTCAAACTATTATTGAAGTTGAGAAGGAAGAGTTCTTCTAATGGCAAGACCTGCGCGAGTGTTTACAGATGATGAGGTAGAGCTGGTTGAGAAACTAGCACCGTCACTAACCCAGCAACAACTTGCTGATTATTTCTGCATATCTATCAACACCTTAAAAGAAATTATGCAGCGTGACTCACGAGTTTCTGACAGCTACAGCCGAGGTCTGACCAGAGCTGGCATAATGATGGTCGAGAAGCTCTATGACAAGGCGATGGAAGGCGATCATCCAAGCATGAAGCTATGGCTGTCTCAGCGGATGGGATGGACAGAGAAGAGCCGCACAGAGCATACAGGTGCAGACGGCAAGCCTATTATGATGGACATGGACACACACTGGACGATAGAGGTGATGAACGATGCCACTGAAGAGCGGTAAGAGCAAAAAGACCATCTCCAAGAACATCAAGACAGAGATGGCGGCAGGCAAGCCGCAGAATCAGGCTATCGCTATCGCAATGGCTAAGGCTAAGAAGAAGAAGAATACTGTGAAGTACGAATAATAGAAGAAATAAATTAATTTTTTTAAATCATAAGCAGGAGACTCTATGCAATATGATGATCTAGCGAAACTCGTACTCAGAAGACGAGGCAGCATGGGCATCAGGGCAGCAGCAAATGAAATCGGAATTAGCCCTACAACGCTTTCTAGAATTGAGCGCGGACATATCCCAGACAGGAAGACTCTGGACACCATATGTGAATGGCTTGGAGAAAAGCCGGCAAAATTCACGGGTATAGGCGAGTTGCAAATCGCCTTTAAAGCGAAAACAGCAATCTCTCCGCAAACGTCTCAGTCGCTAGCGAATCTTATAGAGCTGGCGCGAGATCAATTTAGTAACATTGAACCAGAAGGACACCGTTAGTAGTGAAACGCGGATTTAAGTCCCAGTGTGAAAAACGAGCAATTGAGCTCCGCAAGCAATTGGGACTTGAATCCACATCTCCCCTTTCGGCAACTGAATTATCCGATCAAGTAAATGTAACCATTTGGAGTACTTTGGATATAGATGGTTTAGGTTTGCAAGACCTGAGGCAACTAACTGAAATTGATGCGGATAGCTGGTCTGCGTTTACACTCCGGATCGAAAACAAACACCTCGTCGTATATAACTCATCCCAATCCCCAGCCAGAATCAATAGTGTTTGTATGCATGAATTATCTCATATCATTTTGGGGCATGAGCTTCATAATGCACACGTCTCCAGTGAGGGCCATTTGGTTCCAAGCAACTACAATAAAGAACAGGAAGATGAAGCTGATTGGCTTGGTGGAACTCTCCTGTTGCCAAGACCTGCTCTATTAGAAATTAGATCGCTTAAGTTAACGGATGATGAAGCTGAAGCCAGGTATTGTGTTAGTACTGATATGATTAGATGGCGATTTCGCATGACAGGAGTTGACTATCAACTGTCTAATCGAAGACGCAGATGAAAACTCCCATTAAGTCTACAAAGATTGTCCGTTCAAACGGACAATCTTGAGTTTACAATTTCCGGTAATAGGTACTACCGGATATGGACAACTTTGATCTAAAAGTGTTCAACATCAATTAGTATTTTACAAATTTTAAACCAAAAAATACGTTAACATCACTAGCCCGCACAACACGACAGCTTACTCACGTCTTTACTAAATCCTTGTGCGGCTAACTTAAGCCCTTCAACTGCTGTCAGATAGGG